TTGTTCATCATTGACCAGCCAAATCTTTATTTGCTCATCAGAAAATCCAAAGCCGTCTTTTAGAAGGCTGGCAGCCTGCTCATAAGTGAGCTCCGCCTTCTTATATTTTCTGGTTATCCTGAAAACCCCCTGAAGTTGCCTACCTGTTAGATTTGTTAGAGTGTCGTTAACTTCCGGCGGTTCTCCTGCTGGTTGCCCTCCTGGCGTCAAAGCTCCCGCACCTATCATTCTGCGGGCGGTTTCTTCAGCAAATCCGTAAATCTCAACAAGGATAGTAATTGCGCTTTCCGGTGTGGTTGTTTTAGCTGCAAGACCTGCAAGTATAGCCATAATCCCATCAACCCCACCTACCGTGCCTTTTAAGGCAGCTTGAGCAGTTTCCCTCGTTTCGATTGATTTCTGCTGAATCTCTTGAGGTGTCAACTGTTCTTTATTCGCGCTAAATTTTTTCGGCTGTATTTGAATTTCTTTAACAGGAAAAACAGCGTAACTCAGAACCTTACTCAGCACCTTCTCAACTTCCTTGCGTTCGGTTTCGGTCTGTGAATTGTAATAGTTGAATGCATCCGCAAATGATTCCTTGTTAAACATCCCTGAAGTTGCTACCCCGTTTAAAATCGGAGGTTGCCGGAATGCTGCGTAGATGTTGAATTTTGCACGCTCGATTTGATTCGTATGAAGAGAGTCAATGTTATTGCGTGAAATCGGAGTGAACCATTTCCAATTAGTAAGATTTTCGGAAGGAATAGCACCAATTACCCGGATACCCCCGGCGTTTTTGCTTCCCATGTCCTCCTTAAGTTCAGTTTTAATGTTGTCTAGTTCGCCTTTATCCGTGATATTTTTCGGATAGCTTAGGATTCCAGCTAATGAGTAGTCGTTCTGAATGCTTGAAAGCGAGTAGAGTTTCGATTCAGCTTCAAATTGTGCATCGTCAAGAACGCTATCCCACAAACAGGTGCAATAGTAATCTTTCAGGTTCGGAATCCAGTAGAAAATTTGGCCCTTGTATTTTGAAATATCCCCACACTGCTTAATTTCAGCAAGCACCTGATCAGGGTTAAACGGCTGGTACTCGATCTCTTCTTTCCTGCGATTCCTTCTGGCCCAGTCAGGGTTAACGACATAGCGTTTCAAGTCTTTGCTCCAACGCACAAACTCGAAGTTTACCGGGGTAATCTCTGTGATTTGACCAAGTAAGTTATAGTTGAAGTGTAAAGCAAAGCCCCTGAACATTGAACGGGAATCTGCTATATGCCGGATAATATCCCAAAGTGTCTGCTCTTCTGAATTAACGACGGTGTCCATCCCCGCGAACCCCTCGCCTGAAATAAATGCCGATAGCGTGCCGATAGCTGAAGACGTGGTTCCAGAACGGGCTGCAATAGACTTGACTTTATTCGGGTAAAGGTTATCCCTGTCATAAGGGATTATCCTGTCAGCAGGAAAAGCGATATTAACATACAGGCGTTCTACGAATAGGGTGCGCTGGATAGAATTAACGGCGATTTTATAACCGCCGCTCTCTTCCTGTGTCAATATCGTGGGGCCGTTGTTCATTATTTTTTCTTAACTCCGAAATAATACAGGAAGTTTTTTTCAGGGACTAAATTACTGACAGCAGCAGGAACAGGAATCCCCTGAACAAGTAACACCTGTTCGTTATTGATTGCAGCCCTAACGGTGCGAACGGGAACAAAACCGGAAGCGGCCTTTAATTCAACTTCAAGTTCTGCAAGTTCTTTAATTTGCGCTTCAGTAAGTTTCGTTTCGGAAAGTTCAAGAAATTTTAATCCGGTGTAGCGGTCATACTTTACGTTTTCTACCGGAAGCTTTTCCAGTTGTTTTGCTTTTTGCGCTGGTTTCGGCTGGTTTGCCGGCTGTGATGTTTTGTTTTTCGGTTGAGCCATTTCGATGTTTTTTTATTTGTTTTTGAACATGTAAAGGCAGCGAGTCAAATTCAACCCGCTGGCTTTTATGGTAATAAAAGTAAGTTTTCATCTGGGCAAGCCGTTAAGGAGCCAGAAGTGTCAGAATATCAAAGGTGCTTTCAATCAACTGTGGCGGATCGATCTCAGGCGGGTCATTCTCAGGCGTTTTGATAACGATCTGGAAACTTCCCCCGGTATCGGCATCCCCAGGCATCATCTGGAAGTCACTCATGCGAAGTCCTACCCTGCGGCCATACATCATTGATTTTCCGTTAACCAGCGGGACCAATACCACGACTTTCTGAAACCTCAGTTTCTTAGCGGTGTTAACGCTAAGTTGAGTAGCATCCACAATTCGCATGTCGAGTGAGTGATCAAACCCGTCAATGGCAGATACACCCCGAAATGGACTCGAAGGTATGATTTGCGCAGAACCTTTTGAAGATTCAAACTTGTAGGCGTATGTTCCGGTATCGAGGGTTATTGTTTCAATTTCTTTAGAAACAGCATCCTCAGTAATAGCTCCTGCGTCCAAGTCATCTTTATTTATCAGCAGGGCATAGTTTCCTATTCCCCCCTGTACGATAGCGTCGCCGTCAAAGGCGACTCCCCTATCTATTTTAACGTTTGTGCTCATGGCAGTAATTTAGTATTTTAAATAGTATCGTACATTACTGAAATAACAGGTATCCCCGGTTTCCCCGTCACCCCAAAGTCTGTAATACTTATAACGAGGTGGTGTCTGGTACAACTCATGATTGACAGCAGTAGAACCTGTTACAGATACGGTGTCAATCGGATACCAGGCAGAAGTATTGTAACAGCCTTGCAGAACCACCGTAGCGGTGTCGTGCGTAGTAGTGAACACAAACCCGGCAACTCCCTGATAAATACTGGCATCTTTCGAGCCGGTAAAATACACATTTTCATTGCCGTGCGTGGTGTCCGCTACGAAGACCTGGTTTGCAGCCTGCGACCACCCGGAGGCGGTCACAAGAGCAAGACATAAGATCAGGATCAGGTTTTTCATCTTTTGTAAATAAATACTTTATACCTAAAATAAGCAGTATCAGCAACCTCGTAAGCCCGTTTATATAGTCGGTACTTTAAATAAGTTGCGGGACTTGCTGATAATTGATACTTCGTATAAACAGCAGATGCACCCTGAATATGAGTTGTAGTGCTGATAGTCTTATAAGAAACCCAGGCATCGTTTGACCCCTGGAAATCGACATATACAGTGTCATTCTGCGCTTTCCCTTTAACGTCAAAATCGAACGTGATAAATCCGTTATAAGGAACAGAAACTGTTGAAGTTGTTATAGCAGTATCGCCGTTAATCGTATCAGCAGCGAAAGTCTGAAATCCCTGTTGTGCGCTTGCGGTCATAGCTACTACGACCAAGAAAGCTAAAATTATAAATTTTTTCATGATTATGCAGGTGTATAAAGTAACAGTTCTTCAGCAACGCGGTAGTTGGCATCAGCTTTGTAATCCAGTCTTAAAAACCAAAGACGGGAATTGTTGGCCACTTTGTCAACGACTACGCTTTCGGCTTCGGGATCAACCCAAACTCCCAGGTTCAGGTTTGAATCTTCGCCGGCAGTAACTTTCGCACCGATGATATGGTGACGGGTTAAGCCCTGGAAGTGCTTGATTCTTTTTTGCTGATACATGGTCTCCATGTTCATCCCGAAAACTCCGACAAAAGCTTCTTTGAGCTTAGTGTTCCCAGCTTGCATTGTCTTCCAGTCGGTTGTGTTCACGTGAAGAACAAAGTCAGGATCGTCAATGAACTTATCAGGGATTGCAGCCCAGCAAGCGGCCAAAATGTCAACAAAGCTCTGGTCTGTGATGTTTCCGGCCGGAGTGGGTTTGATAACGTTTGCGTCAAGAATGGCCCTTGTGATAATCCCGTTGAACTTATTCAAAGGGTCAGCGGCTGCAAGAAGCAGATCACCCTGCCAGAACAGTTTCGCCATTTGCGTTCCAATTCCGTTTTTATACAAGTCAAGGATTGCATTCAAAAGTTGAGCATTTAGCTCAAGGTTCGTGAAGTCGCCGACAGATTTCCAAATCTGCCAAACATCGTGAAATGTAGTCGGAAGGAATGTCTCGTAAACCGTCATCGGGTGAACAACAAGCTCCCTTTCGGCATAAGTTGTTGTCGCAGTAACTCCTGCGGGGGCCCCCACCTGATAGTCGCCTATCGGGTCGGCAGTCTGGCTCAACCTGGGAAGAGCTTTTTTCGTAGAAATGTCAGTATGCAGTTTAGCTGCTCCTTTACTGGTAACCTCGTTACCAACGCCGGTTACAAGGTAAAGGTTCTCCAGAACCTCACCATTGTAATTTGTATTTGAAAGTGTCAAGCTCATGGCCTATGCTTTTCTGGATTCGTTAATTGCTTTGAAAATTCCGTCAGTCACTTCTTTGACTTTGGAATGAGGGTCGGGCACTTCTGCTTTTCCGGCTGTCACAGTACCTTTTACAGGTTTGTGAGTGCTGGAAATTTTTCCAAGTGCTTCAGTAAATTCAGCCCTTACTGCATCCACGGCAGCAGTTACAAGGGGAGCGACAGCTGCAACAATAGCCGCAACTTCTGCATTTGCAGCAGGTGCAGGTTCAGCAGCTTTTTCAGCTACCTCGGTGATTACTCCACCGGCTACGCTGATCTTGCGACCGTCAGCCAGTTCATAGGTTCCATCTTCTAAGGTCATTGCTCCCAAAGGGGCAACCTCCACGCCCGTAGCAGGTTCGGATGCGTTAATCAAAACGCTCTTGCCGTCCTTCAGGGCTAACACATTCATGACATCGAGTTTTTTCCCTTTGTCTTTTGAAAAAATGTTCATCTTTTCTTTTAATTTAGTTATTAATAAATCACTTACTTTTCCTTGTGCCGTTTCCAAAAGGACGGAGGCGGCTATCTTTGTACCGGATGAAACGATCCGGTCAACAAATCCATATTCAAGAGCTTCGACAGGGCTGAGCCAGTCAGAAGCTTTCATTAAATCTTTAATTTTCTGGTCTTCAAGTCCGGTGGATTCACGGTAAATCTTGACCATTAGTGCATCGGTCTTCATAAGATCGGAAGCGGCTTTCTGCATATCAAACACATTCCCGGTCTGTTCTTTCCACCCGTTGTGAACTAAGAAAAGAGCGTTATCAGAAATTGATCTTTCGTCACAAGCAACAGAAATAACAGTACCTGCGCTTGCGGTAAGTCCTACGATATTAGCTGTTGTGTGTTGTGGATGAGACCGGATAAGAGAATGAATGGAGATTGCTGTTGCCAGGTCTCCACCTAAAGTTGAGATGTCAAATTGGACGGGTTCGGATTTATTAGCGTTAAGGAATGATCTAACACCTTCTAAAGTGATTTCCTCCCCAACCGTTCCAAAAAGCTCCAGAATTTTCATGAAGCGAAATTAAAACGCTTTCAGGTAGGGAACAAATCGGGTTGTAATGATTGCAGTTATTAAATCCCGTATTTTGTCGCCAAATAATTATAAATTGCTGTTTCATCCCCTGAGATGTCTGCAATTTTTCTCAGGATTATTTCCTTAACTTGTATATTTGCAAATGCAGAGGCATTAAACCTTGCTCCCAAAATAAAACCAGCCATATTTGATGCCCCAGTGAACGTCTGTAAGGGGCCAGTACCAATCTGCATATGTCCTCCCGCTCCATTGAATAAAATACGTAATACTCCATAATTATTTAAAGTCCAGACGAAAGTTTTAACAGTACCGCCACAATACTCACTTATTTTATTAGCTATATTAAATTGGTATATTTCACCTCGATCCAATGCTCCGCCATCAAAAAATATATCATTTAGCGTCCAAGTAAGTTGTTTCATAACAATAAAAATCTCACAAGGCTGATTCCAAGTGAAATTAACAGCTCTTAAGTAATTATCTACCCCATCAAATAAAATCCCGTCAACATCTACCCATTTAGGCTGATTGGTTCCGGTTGCCTGAATAAGATCATGACCACTGCCTAATTTATCATTCCATCTGCTTACAAAATCAGAACCGTCTTTCGTTATTGTTGTGAGATCATCTGACAAATACCACCCTACTGTGTTACCATCTTCTAAAATAGCGGGGTAACCTCCCTCAGTAGTAATACTTTCAGTAGCAGTATAACCTGAATAGAACGTATCTTTTATTGCCCTGACTTTCACATAATAAATCTGACTTGAATCCAGTCCGGTAAATATTTTAAACTCTGTTCCGGCTGCTAAGGTTTCGGGTATCCATGTGACCTGATCCTCTGAATACTCAATAACTATTCCGGTCTCATCCGTACTTCCATTAATCCAATCTGCCCGGAATCCGTCTGCTGTAGCTGCTGAAAGTAAGAGGTCTGAACAAGAACCGTTCGGGAAGATGCTGTTATCCACATTTGAACTAAAGGCGATAACTTCATTGCCTGCTAAGTCTTGTAAGGGATTGCTTCCGGGAACGTAAGCGATTTGATCAGTATCTGAATAAAGTATCTCAGATGTAAAAGTCAAAGTAACAACCGCTCCTGTTACATCCACCCCGGTTACACTTTGAGCGTAAACGAAATCAACAAAGTCAGGAACAGAAGCCTCGTTAAGAGCCTTATCAAAAGTCAAAGCAAGCGTAAAGTTATCAGTAAGAATAGCAGAAACTAAAACAGGCGGCGTAATCTCTGCCTGTGTTAAAACAAACTTCCACGTGTTGGCAGGAGTGACCACGAAAGTCACCTTACCTAAGATCGTAACAACAAACTTCCACGTATTCGAAACTGCTATTTTAAGACTGTTATCCATTAGTCACGTCTTGAAGCACAACCAAGTCACCCCGGTAAATCGTGTATGAATCCTCAATTATATCGCAATCCCATACATATGTATCCGCTGCGATGTCCGCAATAAAGTCGAAAGTGATCTCGTTACTACTCACCCCTCCGATAATCATTTCAGTTCCACTGTTCAAAGTTTTTACAGACACAGCACTGTCCTGTCCTTTTTTCTTAATCTCACATTTAAGGGTTTTCCCGGCAAGGCTGTAAGCTGCCCCCGTGTCATTGCGGGTAACAACGAATTTATAATCAAATTTCGAGTTTCGTAAAATTTTTGCATCCAATATGGCTGCCCTGCTTAAGTCTTCCATTGTATCGTTTTTTAAGATATAAAATCGTTAAATATTGTCCGTTCACTTACTGCGAAAATGTTCTTTAAAGCCTCCACCACATCCTGAGTGTTTTTACAATTCTCAAGTCCTAAAGCAAGATCCCTAAGTTCACAGGCTGCCTTCTTCTGATCCATCAGTGCCAGTTTGCAAAATTTCTGCCTTATCTTCAGGTACTGATCCCGCTTCATAACACCCCCACATTTTTAGTGTTATTATAATCCGTCATTCCTGTAACGATGTCCCCAACTTTCACCACTATCGGGGTGCGCCTGAATTCCGCTGCGACCTCTGATTGTAGATTCTGCGTGCTTACTTCGCCCCCTTCTGCCAAGTGTGCTGCCGGGCGACCCGTCCAACTTCTACCGCCAAACTGTTCATTGATTGCAGATAATGCTGCGATCTCTGCCGTTGCGTCTTTTTTCATCACGAACATAGCCTCCCCTCGTTCAGCTTCAAACCGTGAACCGTCACTGCCTATGAAGTGAGTACCACCTTGCGAGTGTGGAAGTCCTCCGATAATTGCCCCGCCTTCCGCTAAACTCGGCTCAAATCTTTTCGCAGCTATTGCAGTAGTCCCCGCGGCTCCTAATATCCCGATTGCAATTCCAAGGGGTGTGACAATTCCGGCTTTTAGGACTGCTAAAATGGTTGCGATAGAGCTATCAACTATTGCCTTTATTTTATCCTGAGTAAACTGTTTTTTCTTGAGTTCCAGTTCTTTTCTCGCGTAACGTCTGTTGATCGCATCCTGCATGGCTTTATTACCTTCATAGAGATCAAGCTCTTTCTGCTTGTTTGCCTCCAGGTTGTTGAAAGCTTTCTGTTGTCCTGCAATTATAAGATTAGTAAGCCCTGATGCCGCCTGACCGATAGCAATAAAACCCTCCTTAGTCCCCTCAACTTCATCCCAATTAATTGTTGCAATCTTTGCAAAGGCATCCTGCATAATCGTTATTCTCGCATCTGCCATGTCTTGCGTCGCATCGATTATTCTCTGCATATCTGACAGGGCTTGATCTAAATCTTCTTGTCGTAAATCACGTAGAAATTTATTTCTTTCAATAATTCCTTCAGCTCTTTTTATGTCCTGTTCTTCAGAAGTTTTCATACCATCCTCGAAATTATCGAACATCATATCATCTAAGTTGATAACCTCCTCCACAGCTTCCAGGTTCAAAATAGATATTTGACTTTCAATCCTTCGCCTTTCTTCCAGTCCTTCGGCTTTCTTAGAAATCAGATTTGCCTCTGCCTCTGCCACAGCATCTAAAAATTCTTTTTCTTCACCGTTAATTTTCAGATTCAATTTAGCGGCTTCAAGCCTCATTGTTGCAAGTGCTTCTTCACGTGTAACCAAATCAATGATTTCCTTTTTAGCTGCCTCAAGTAAAACTAATCTTTGAGCCTCTGAATTCAAATCCTTTCTTTTTGATTGCAGAATTTTTTCAGCTACTGAAACACGGGTTTTTTCACGGTCAACAATCATTGCCCTCTCTCTCTTATCAATAGCAGCCTGAATGTCCGATAACTTTATCGACATTGCAATATTTTTCTTAGTGTCCTCAACTATCCCTTTCAATGCACCATTCACACTTTCAACAGCATTTTTCATCTTATCAAAACTATCCGTAACCCCGGTAACGGCCTGAACGCCCCCTTCGGCAAGTTCTTTGAACCCCTCTTTGAAGTCACCTTTTAATATTTTCACTATCGCTTTCCCCATTACTCCGAAAGCCTCAAAGCGATTAATCAGATTTTCTTTTATCAGGTTACCGAGCTTCTCGATGCTTTCACGTGGTTTACTAACCACATCGAATATTATCTCGCCAACTTTCTCTACCACGTTCATAAGGGCTTCCCAAATTCCTTTAGCGATGTTGGTTACTTTATTCAGTCGGTTTTGACCCTCCTCAGAACCTTTGAAATACTTCATTAACGCACCTAATGCCAAGCCGATTGCAGCGATAACCATTCCGATAGGAGTAGCAATGAAAGCTAATGACGCCTTAGTCATACCTACAATCCCGTTAATCACTCCACCGATAGGGCCGGGAATATTCTTTAGAGCATCGCCATAACCACCGATGCCAATCTTTTGCTTTGTCAGTCCGTCAACATTTTCTTTGATAATTGCATTATGCTGATCGAGTGTTTTGTTAATTTCATTAACCCGCTTTCGCCCTTCGGCGGTGTTCAGATTAAGTTTATTTCTTTCGTCTGTCAATGTTTTCACAGCAGCCCGAAGTTCATTCAGGCTCCCCTTTTCTGCGCTCATTGACTGAATAGTAGTTTTTCTTTCAGCATTCGCCTTCCCCGTTATAACCTGACTTTCCGTAAGTTTCTTATTATACTCCTCCCAACTGATAACCCCCGCTTTCAAGTTCTCTTTCAGTGCAACCTGTTTCGTTTTCTGAACCTCAACAACGTCATTGAGCTTGACAACGTTCTGAATCGCCGCGTCAACATCATACTGGATTTCTACTATGACCACCTTATCTGCCATAACTCAAAAGTTTTACGTTTGTCTTCCTGCCAGGAATGAAGTTTGAAATCTCAAGTACCAGGAATGAAGTTTTAAAGTAATCTACAAATATCAACTGATCCTCAGACCAGCTCAAGACGTCCAGCTTACTCAAATTGAACTCTGATTTCAACGCTCGCACACGATACAGGCAGTTAAACCAGTTAGCGTAGTAACTCGAAGCCAATTCACCCCAGCTTAACCCCCCGAATTTAAGAGCGGAACCGGACACGGCAAACAACCTGATGTTAATAACTTGCTCCGGTTTGCGGGTTGTATCAGAATAAACAGGTACATGAGCGCAAATCCCGGCGGTGAAAGTCACGTCGTTACTTGCTCCGAATTTTAAAACAAGGTAGTCGCCTTCATCTTGCAGACTTTCATTGTCAGTAGCGAATGAACTCCATCCCAGCTCAGGATTAACAGTCAGATCATTCGTGTATTTTAGCCAGTTCTTTTTTGCCAATCCGGGAAAAGAACTTGTGATCTGCTCTGAACCTTGCACGAATTTATCAGACCAGTCCACAGCGTTCATCTTGTTAAGACCTGCCAGGTTTCCAAATTCGAAAGTCTTCGCATACGCCCCGATAACCTGGAACTGATTTCCGGTAACGCAAAACAGCCTGAATAAATCTAAGTAAGTGAGTTCTGAGGGCAGGTTATCGAATGCTTTTATTTTGTATCCGAGAAACGGATTCCCTGAAAGGTCTCCATCCTTATCTGAAATCAGGGTATAGAGCAGTGCGTCAATAGTCACTTCCCCCGTGCCTATCAAACTTAAAGTGACGGTCATCCCTGCTGCGCTGTAAAACTCCGCTGTTGAAAAATCCACATCCTGAGTGCCAATAGCCAGGGGGAAGCGGCTTTCTGAAATGTTGGTTGCCGTCACATCATCGGTTGCAGTTATAGCCAGCACCACGGCAGCGTCACTTGTTACACTCCCCCGGAGCCGGAATTTCGTTTTTACAGCAGCTATCCCGATGCTGCCTGAAACAACCGTCAAGTCAGCGTGTGCAAAGTCATTCGTGTCAAGGCCCGTTATTGCCAGTGTGCCAACCGGGTTAAAAGTATCTGCGAAGGTTTTCTGGTATGAAGTGAAGAAGAACTGCTGATGCCACCCGGAGAACGCAAGGTCAAGAGCGGAGGGAGTGTAAGTGTAACCCTGAGCGACTACTGCCCTACTTAGTAACCCGTTGGCATAGAAAGAAGGGCGTGAATACTTGCATCGGGCATCCCCCGTTGTCTGATCTGTATTTATTTTAAGTGCGTTTTCATGCAAACAAACTTTATTCCATATCCAACAGGTAGTAATATCTGCGGTATCGAGTGCGTCAATGGCGGCTGTGGTTAAGATCGTGTCTTTGTCATCCCAGCTCAGAACGGATAGTTTCACATCCAATGCCTTAAACAAGTCAGCACTCGAATCTTGAACTTGCAGGGAAAAGCCGGAGCGGGAGGACCCCTCGACAAACCCATTGCCCTGAAAATATTTAAACACGTCTTCAACTGTGACGGCAAACAACTTATCCAGGCTCCGGGAGTCGCTACCTACACTTGCAGGGCTTTCCAGTATCCGGCTATTCTCAG